AAAGGGAATTCTAATCCATCTTGATCATAACGAGTAAAGTTTCTAGCCACGATGGTTAAGCACTTTTATATTTGAGTCATGTAAAAAAGTAAATGGTTTGACTTCAAAAAATAAGCAGACAATGTAGTATCTGTACCGATATTGGTATGGGTACTATTTTTATGCTTTCCCTGTGACCATATCAATAGTTATCATTACCGCAGAATACGTTTGAGAGCAAAAAGAACCCCCCATTTCTGGAGAGATTCTGCGAAGTTACAACTACTAAAAGAGTATTAACTAAAAGGATTATCTTAATAATAACCCTTTATCCAAAAAATGTAAACGTTTTCTTTTAATGCAAATAAAAAACTCCACCTAATCAAAGATAGAGTTCAACACTGACGAATCCATAACGGACAGTTTAAGAATACCACTAACTGTTTCAGTATGATATCCGCAAACAAAAAAAGCCCCAATCCGGTGGAGACTGAGACTTTTCGTGGTATTTCCTAAAGAAAGAGAATTGCTAATAAGCATACTTAATGATAATACTTTATTCAGTAATTGTAAACGTTTTATTTGATCACAACAAAAAAGCCCCTACCCAATTAAGGATAGAGGCACTCTTAGGAAGTGATATGCTATTACACACATCGCCTACATAATATCACAATTTAAAGCGGTTTCACACCATTATTATTTACGTCTTACCTGTAACAAAAAAACATCAATCCAATTAAGGACTGATGATTGGCGCAAACAAAGAGTAAATTATGTTTTGCAATAATCATTATACACTATCAAGGCAACAAAAAAAGCCCCAATCCCGTTAAGGACTGAGGCTAATGTTAGTGAGGTTGTTAATTCTAATGCGTTTTATATGTTAACACAGTTTAGAACGGTTTCACACCATTATTAATATCGCGTTGAATCTGTTTCCACATTAACGATGGCCGACTCACTTTACCATCAACGGGTGCACCGAGTTTACGTTGCATAGCTCGGTAAGTCACTGGACCGAAGTAACCGTCTTGAGTAACACCGACATGCTTCTGTAAGACCTTAACGAATGGTGATGGCTTACTGATTTTCCCATCTTGGTATCGCATACCGTACAGCTTTTGCAATCCTAAGTAAGTATTGTAACCCGGAATACCATCAACGACCAACTGATTAGACTTAGCTGCCTTTTGGGTAGCCACGTGAGCCGTCTGTGAGTTGCTAATTACGGCATTCTTGTCGGTGTTGGCTGTGTAATAGTTATCGTACAGTTGGCTAACGTCATAGCGCCCTGACAAACCTGTAAAGGTCATGCCCGACCAGAATTGCCAAGCATGATTACCAGTATACCGATCAGTTGTCACGTGGTACGGGTAGTAGGCAATCCAACCAGTACCATTATCAACCGTCATCTTAGTGTTAACCCATGATCCCATCGTGTAGATATCACACCGATAACCGGCCTGCTGAATAATCTGGGCAAATGCTTCGTTCGCTTGGTCATTAATTGCCTTAGATGCACCAGATTGCGCTGAACTCTCGGCATCCGTCACAATCACCGAGCCAATGCCTAGGCCGTCAACTTGCGCCTGTTGGACCGCATGACGTGCTTCGGCTTGCGCGGTGGCCACCGAATTATAGCGGGCAAAATGATACCCATTTGTATATAGTCCGGCTTGACTAGCGTCACTAATGTTGGCCTTGGCGGTCGAGGCATTCCACGTCTGACCCTCACTAATCTTAACCGTGACAGCTTTGATCCCGTAGTTATTACGCAAATTAATATACTGTTGCGTGGTGAGTGCCTGACCATTGTTATTGTAATCAGACACGTCTAGCATATCGGTGCGGGCCGCATGGGCTGTGCCTCCAATGCCAATCACTACTAAAAAAGCCACCACAAATGTGATGACTAATCGTTTAATTTTATTCAATTAAGTTACCTCCTATTGAGCCGTTGCCGTACCTGCCGTAGGTGTTAAACTGGCCACCTTGGCTTGAGCAACTGCTAAATCAGCTTGCGCTTGTTGCAACGCCGCAGCATTCACCTTTGCTTGGGCGTCTGCTTGTTCTTGGGCAACTTGTTGCGCTGTCTTTTGCGGATAAGCTGCTTCAATCGCTTGTTTTGATTCGGCGAATTGTTTTTCAACCACACTAGCAATGGTTGTTTCATCAGCCGTAGTGAAACCTAGCTTTTTGAGTTCTGCTAGGACATAGGCGACTGCTTTAGATTTCTTCGCTTCACTCGTGAGGTAATCTGTTACTCCGGCTTGTTCGGCTAGAACAACGCCTGTTTTCGCCAATGGCTCAGCAGTTTGCAGTAAACTAACTACTTTCTTGTTAGCTAGTACATGTTTGGTGACAAAGCCTCCAATCACGGGGACGACGACAACAAATAGTGACACGAGTAAATCCGCAATATTTTGGACGTTCATAATTACATTTCCTCCTTATTTCATCAAAAAGTTCTCTACAATAAATAACGCGACCGGCAAAATAATCGCCACCCACATTGTGCGTGACCACCACTGGCTATTTGATTTTAAATCCTTAATATCAGCTTCATTTTGCTTGGCTAGTGTATAAGCTTCATCGGCTTTTTTAGTGGTTTCATTGACGCTACTAGTATTAGTTTCAACCTTCACTAGGCGTTGTTGAATATCCATCAATAAATCAATCACATTTACATCTTCTTTATCGACCATGGTTTCTACCTCTACCTTGTTTTATTTGTACCAATTAGTGCGGCATACTCAGCTGCTGTGAGTAAGTGTGCTTCATTGATTTTGGCGGGGTACCCTTCACCAACGATGGTTTGATATTGATCCGGACTAATATAGTTTTCTTTCACCGTCCGTTTCATGTTTTCGATGGATAGCGTTCCCGCATCAAATGCCGTTTTGAGTTCGATAAAATTTGGAAAATCAATCATTCTTTCACCTCATTAATACGTTGGCATATACGGTGCTCGTACGTCGCCATCACTAATCATTGGTTGAGCGTAGTAAATCTTGTTACCGTTGTGTTCGTTGTTGTAGAACGAGATCCGAATCCCGGTTGTCCCGTTGGGAACTGTGATAGGATCATACGTATAAAAACGCCAACCGTGAGCATGACTTGGGTTAACAGTCGATACATTGCATACATAGTTACTATTTGTGCCCTGAAAACTAATTAGCATGCCGCCATTGAAGTCACCGTCGTCCCGGTCAATATTACCCCAGTACGACACGCATAGTTGGTGGCCGGGGTCAGGAATGTGTGATAGGTTTTGACTAATGAAGTTCCCACCGCCCGCACTTTCAATACATACCGCAAAGTTTCCATCATGGGTGACATTTGCCATATAGCACTGGTCGTTGAATCCATCCCAATTTGTTTGTCCATTGATGAACGATGAATTACGAATTAAATTAGGATGCGACTGAACCGAACTCATGATGTCGAACCAATCAAAAGCTCTCGTACTTCCTGTGTCACTCATTTCAGACAAATATTTCTGGACATCTTCCCAACTTACACTAACATTGGTAGACTGGTCAGTCCCATTGTTTAACGTGCCCCCAATACCGCTAGAATCCAGAATTCCACTCTTTTTCGTATTGGCATTGGACAAGCTAATGTTGTCCGCATACATTTCGGTGTGAATGTATGGATTGTTTTTCGTATACTCGGATTGATTGGCATAAGCATCCAATGTGTAACCCGTAGGGCTTACAACCGTCTTGAGCATGCCCCCGCCAGTCATCGTAGAAATATGCTTCAGCATGCCATCCTTAAATTCCATTGAACCTTTATACTCGTTTTGTGACTCATCAAAATAATCAAATGGCACCGTGATGTCTGGTGAATTAATAGTGGCAGAATCAATCTCGACTGATACCAACTTTGTCAACACCAATGTACTTTGATCAATCTTCGACGGCACCCACTTACCACCTGAATAGACAGAAAAACCAGTGATCTTTTGACCACTGGAATCAGTCGTTGTTTGGTACCAAAAGTCCCCGTCCTTGGGACTTGCTGGCGCTGTTGAACTCATGATGACTACCGGCACATCTTTGGAGCCTGGTTGACCTGGTAGCCCTTGAGCGCCACGTGTGAGTTGCCAAGTATACTTGGTGGGGTCCGTTGATTGAGCTTTTGTATTATCCGAATAAATCCCTAAATATTCCCGGTTGTGGGCCTGATTCTGATCAGTAGTAAAATCAGTCTTCCCATCAACACTATTAGCATAGGCAATATGGGTATGAGCATCTTGCCCATCATTACCATCTGTGCCAGTTATCTTTTGCCAGTGACCGGCATAATCGTTAGGGGCATCACTTGGCACTGGTTGATTGACCTTAGCTACAATCGCCACATAGGTTTTATCTTTAGGGCTCTGGCTCATGTTAGTCCCTTGATCATCATCAGCATAGCGAATCCAAACGTAGCTTGATGAACCATTCTTGATACCGTTAACCTTCGATTTTAATGCCGCAATTTGTGCGTCAATATCGCTTGTTAATACTTGATAATTTGTGAAGGTGACCGTCCCTTGTGTTAGATCAGTATATGATTTTTCAAGCGTTGCCACGCGTGCCGATAAGTATAGTGCTGGATTGTAGTCGTGGTCAATCATCGTCACTGTATCGCCAAGCTGTAATCTAGGGTCCATTACCTGTACATCAGCTTCATACGTGAATTGTGGCTGTGAACGAGTTTGAATCTGAGTTAGGGTCCGATTAAACAACTCTTGACTAGCAGATGTGTCATACTCATAGAATGCTTCAACAAAGCCTTGGTCGCCGGGATTGAATTGCTTATTAGCAGTTCGTGCCCGTAGAAACTTATCGCCTGTAGTCGTGTAGAAATCTCCGTCATCGTATACCAGATCGGAAAAATCGACATATTGTTGAGGTGCATTGGGGTCGGCATTTTCATCTGTGTTTTCAATTACAGACCCGATACCAGCTAATGCTGTCACAAAATCTAATCGTGTCTCTTGTTTATGAATATTGTTAAGTTCTTCATTGTAGACAATTTGAAGATTGCTTTGAACTGTCCCGATTTTCTTATAAACATCAACCACGTATTTAACTGGCACAGGTCCGTGCATTGTAATGTTGAAGATACATTCTGCATGATCGAATTCAGTTAGGACATCAAGCAATCGGGCAAGGCCTGTACTACGCCCATCAAACTTCAATGAACGTGACAACCCGTCTAGTTGATTAATGCCTAGCTCCCAATTAGTATCTTTGGTGATTAGATCGAAATAAAAACTAAAAGGGTGTGGATCAGTATAATACCAGATATCCGTAGCCTTGTTGATTAATTCAATACCAACATCATTGCAGAAAATGGTTTTGTAAGTTTGATATTCATCATAATTAAGAATGGTAAACGACCAAGGCCGCCCTTGATCATCAAGCATATTAATGTAATTTCCCGAAATCATATACTTAGCGGCTGGATCTGATTTGCTTACATCGAATTGAAATTGACTAGCACCAGCAGTTAATTCCTGATGGTGTTTGTCATTATAGAAGCTAGCCGTTGTAGCTAGTACATTTTTGGAACGATCTAATACATACAATTGCAAATAAATTCCCTCCTCTCTATTTAATTTTGATATACTAAATTTATATTTATACAAATGGGGTGTTTTGAATGCATCAAGAACGTGTCAACGAAATTCTAGAAGCCAATGATGTTCATGATGAAAAACTAGCTAAAGCTCTCTGCCAATTACTAGATGAATTTGCAACAAATCGCCAAGCCGTTGATGATATTGATAAAGGGCTAAACAGAATTTTAAGTGAAAGAAATCATGATACTCATTAAAAGTGATTGCCTTTATGGTGATCACTTTTTATTAACATTTCTTTTATTACAAATATTTTTTCCTGATATAGGCTTTAACACTGGGCGTCGAAGCAAAGTCTGAAAATAAAAACGAAATGATATTGTTGCCTGGGTACACCATAATTGACTTAGAAGCGATGTTCTGAAGTACTAGGTTTAGTGCTCCATTGACACGAGTTTCCACCTTATTTTCAGTACCACCCACACTGATTAGATCACCATCTTCAAACGTGTTAGGCACATCAACATATTCATCAACGTTTTCTTTCCGAAACCAAAAACCAAATAGCACCATGTTCGATACCTGCTCTATATTCGACCACTGGCAGATCTGCCAAGTCCAACCAGTTACCTTTTTAGTACCGCTTGTTGTTTGGTCGAAAGTAATTGTTTGACGCGCACCTGATCCACTTTCAGTGTCCTGAACATCCACTGTCCACGTATTACCGAACCGCTGAATTTTGATGGTACCCACAAATGTATTCCAACGAGGGCTGTTATCGTAATAAACGTTCTGACTATCTGAATTCCGAACCAATAGAGTAGCATTAGCATTGTTTCCTGTAACAATCTGTACAGTTACAAGCCGCTCACCGGCTGCCGCATTCAATACGATATTAACTAGTCCAGCATCGGCAAACTGGCTTTCAAATCCGATTCTGGTTTCACAAGTGAAGTTGTCTGAACCAGTCGTCCCTTGACTGTCTTCCCACATGTCTCGGTGCACTGAAGGTCCATGCCAGCCTCGATCAGTCCCTGAAGTAGCCGCACCAAAGTCGTAACCTGTTGATGGTTGGTAACACATCAGCGCCCACTTACTACGATTGGAACCAATATAGATTGATCCAACCTGTCGGATATCCTCATCAGCACCCGAAATACCACTGTTGATTTTGAATTGAGCTAAATCAGTAGCCGTCTTATCAATTGTAAATAGTGTCTCTGACTTCTTGACCTTTCCACCGTCAATCTCATTAGGATTACCAATCAAGACGCTTCGATCATGACCTGTGATACCCAAGAACCCATTATCCCCATGATTAGTCACTTCAAAACGGGCAGCTACTGGCAATGGGCCGTCATTGACTATGTTCATCGCTTCCGCTTCCGGAGCATCAGTTACAATCTGAGCACCAAAATAGTCCAAATTGATGACACTATCGGTGGTATCACCACTCACGGCATACTGTGGAAAGATATTGAAATACAGATAGCCATCCGCTGAAGCATAGTTGAACAACTCCGTTGGAGTGGCATAACTAATTGTCACCAGTGACGGTGTAGGTGAAGCGGTACTGGTACTCCCCACCCAACTGTCATTCTGATCCCAGACTTGCATACGAGCATTGTTTCCACTCTCACCTGAACCATTAATCACTGCACTGAATCGGGCACTAACAATGTACTTCTTCAACCATTCCAGCTGCTGCTGTCGGCTATTTACTTTGTACTTATCCCAGTAACCGGGTTGAGCTTGCTCATAAGCATTCACTAGGTCAAACTTCACTAACAGGTGAGGTGCTGATTGTTGCCAGTAGTCTTGACTAGAAGCAATAAACGAGCAGTTGTACCAGTTACCTTCACCATTTTCAGCATCTGAATATCTGAAATGAATTCGTAGATCTTTGTTCCCCATTCCTTTCTTATAAGGAATGGAACCATAGAATCCACAGTGACCACCGTTAGGATAATTAGGGTACACGTTGTGCACGTCCGGGCGGTCAGTTAGATCAACCTTCACCCGTCCATATTCGTTGTGCCAGTCAGCATCAGTAATGATGATGTAGTTATATGGGTGAGTGGCATATTGATCCAAAGCAAACCACCCACCAATTTCAATGTTGTCACCATTCAACCGGAAATAATCGAGCGCCCCAGTTTTAGGTGAATCAGTCGCCAACGGAAACAGCGTCTGTGTAATTGCAGTCGTTCGTTTAGCCTTTGAAATCACCGTGGCACACGTTCCATCAATCGAGGCCAGTTTACTATACAAATCAGTTGTAATCTCTTGCGTATAAGCGCTAGGCGGTTGCATGGCAACAGTGATGGGTTCTTGGCTGGCATAGATCGTGTGAGGGACTTTTGAAGTCTGCCCCATCACTTTTCCATTGAAGTCGTTTTGAACAGTGTATTGTCCTGCGGTGGCATCTAGATCGAACTCATCTTCTTCAATTGCATAAGCAAATGGGTCATAACACAGCCACGTGATGGTAGATGATAGTCTCACATCATTATTTTGAGGTGCTGGAATATTGCCTTGTGGAATCGCCATCCAGTATCGATCAGGGCGGCTACTAAAAATTAACTTTTTAGGTTGATTATCACCGCTATAAATCAAACTGGCTAGCTTACTATATTTATCTAAAATGTTTGGTGCGCTAATGGTAAATGGCATTAGCATAGTTCGAGTACCAAGCTTAGCTGACCTAAGGACACTCCCTTGCATAAGTCCAGGGCTTACTAGATCATCGGCTCGATCAGGCATTAAAGTTTCATCAACGCCAGCTAAAACGTCAATATATTGGGTTAGTTCACCCCCGTCATAAAACACTTTAAAATCAGACACGTCTTTCACCTCTAACCCATTTTTGATTGGTTTTATCTCTTTCTTGTTCCTTAGTTATTAATGGGGCAATCCCCCGAATGGCATAGTCATTGAAAATAATCGCTACTTCTTTCGAAGCTGTCTCTTTCATCGATTTTGCCAAATTACTAATCTGCCCTTCTAGGCTACTAAAATCAGAACTTTGACTATTGGTTGATTGCAATCCTTGTTTAGCAGCCACATATGCCGCTGACTTGCCAATCATGGCGTACGTCCGATCGACACCGGCTACGTTTGGATTAGGCACAACAAACTCCTTATTATTGCCCTCTGCTAAGCGATACAGTCCATCTTCGTCAACATCGCCACCCGCAGCATAGCCATGACCCTTACCGAGAAAACTCAGACTTGCTCCATAACGTTTCTTCGCATAATGAATCCCAGCAAGCAAACTATCCAATCCATTCCAGATATCACTGTGACCAGGAAAAGCGTTTGAGGTAAACGTGATACGCTTCGTTTGCATTAACCCCATTGCTGGTCCTGAGCCATCACCATCAGGATCTGCTCCTTTCTGTTTAGCGTGTGGATCACCACTGGATTCAGTATTAATCTGACTTAATACCTTAGCCACCATTGCAGCGCTAGTAGACAATCCATTCATCGCAAGGGCACGTATTACATACGGTGTCCATCTCGTGACACCTGAACCACCTGGGTTGGCCGCTGAACTCTCACCCAATTTAGTCAGCATTTTGACAATGCTATCCTTGGCAATATTGAACGATCCTTTACCGGCGTCTTTAACAAGTCCTTTCGAAGTCAAACTGTCTAGAAGTCCATCAATGCCAGTTTTGTCTTTAATCCATGACCACAACTTACCAGCACCATTCATAACAACTTCAAAAATTTCACTCATGAAGCTTGTGTCATCGTCTTCCGTTCCTTTGGCATAGCCTGGTAGACCGATCTTACGAAGAAAGCCAATCGACTGATCATGCGTCAGAATCGATGTTCCAGCCCGCAAGGATCTGATTTCTGGTCCCTGTGCACCCAGCACGTGAAAGCCACTAGCATCTTTTCCAAGTTCAAATCCTTCTTCACCAACTAAGGCTACTTGGTCATTCGAAATACCGGTAGAGCCCTTGGCATATCCGTTGAAATTCGGTTGATTTGGAAAACTCTTGTCCTCATTAAATACTTTAAAAATCTTCTTAATAAAACCAGTCATCTTGTCCCATAGTCCGCTGATGCTTTTAAAACCCGATGCATATGTTCCAGATGTCGTCACCATTTCACCATTAGCTGCTTGTGCATGCTGTATGGCCTGTTCTTGGGCCTTTTGAGTAACTTCACGTTTCTGTGAATCAATTTCAGAAGTCACTTTAGAGTGCTGATCATGTGCACTCTTAGTAACCTCTTTGTATTGCTTGTCAGCAGCATTGGAAGTGTCATCACGCTGTTGTTCGGCATTATGCTTGATTTCAAGATACTGAGAATGAGTGATTGAACCGTTTTCTTTCCACTCCTGCTTTGCAGTGGCTACTGTCTTTTTATACTTATCTTCGGCTGCATTCACCACATCATCCCGGGTTTTATCGGCTGATTTAACGGAGGTATTGTACAAATCATTGGCATGCTTTTGTGTAGCTTTAAGATCGCTTTCACTCAGTTTTCCCTTATCCTTAATCAGCTGACCGTAGATAAATTCTTGCTGTTTGGCCCCCTTTTGAACGTCTTTTTCAATGTTGGTGTTCATACTATATTCATCTTTTACGTACTTTGTTGTGAATGTTTTATGGGCCTTTTCAAGTTCCTTATTTTTTTCATTTTCGTATTTTTGCGAATTCTTGCCATATTTCTGGGCAATTTCTTGTAACTTTTTAGTTCCACCATTTTCGATGTTTTGAACTTTCGCATAATACTTATTGGTGTCCGACTGCATCTGTGATAGCGATTTTTGTTTAGCTACCCGTGCTTTTTCATCAGCGGCATGTTGGGCACTCAAGCGCTTATTTTCCTGTGCTTGTGTGATAACACCCTGTTTAACTAAGCTGTCAAGATCCTTTTTCGACTTAGCTTCCTTATTCTTGTAGTACGAGTTAATTGATTTGGACATACTTGAATAAAGCTTTTCAGTTTCAGCTTTAGTTTTACCGATACTTGCTGGATCAGTATTAAATTTAAGCATTAATTGTTTGCTTAACTTTTTAAGTGATGGTTGTAGCGCTTTGCTGATCTTACTACTATCAACATCAGCAGCTGTTGTTTTAACTTTGACATTGGCTTTAATGGGGTGCCCTTTAAAATGATCTTCAGCACCTTTACCAATTACTTCACCTAACTTTTTCCCTAATGCAGACCCAGCCATGCCACCGATCGCAGTACCAATTCCAGGTAGAATCATTGAACCAATAGCAGCACCTGCTACTGTTCCAGCAACTGATCCCGCCGAACCGCCAATTTTTTCACCAGTGCTGTTTTTGCTCATCAATTCAGTAGCTACCCCAGTACCCGCTGCTAGAATTGGCACTGTTTTACCAAGGCTTAGCGTTGAAGCGGCACCCTTGAATAGACTTCGCGTGCCTAACATGCTAGTTGCCCCAATGGAGTTACGCGCTACTCGACTAGTTGCTGCCAATTCTTCACCACCAGCCGCTACCTTTTCTGTAGTTCCGGCTGTGCCAGCTCCCGGAACCAATGAAGTTAGCTTTTGAACCAAAGATAATTCTTCTAAGGTTTTAATGGCTGTTTTAGTTGCACCAATGAAATCAGTGATTTTTTTAATGGCAAACATCGCTACTAAGGCTCGTGTTACCATTTCAACACCTTGTTTGTGATCCACTAAGGCTTGTAATACCTTGTCGATCTCTTTTAATGGGTTAACGGCTTTACCACTTTTGCTTGAAACCAGTCCAAACATGTTCGCAATATCGTAAATAATATCCGCAAACATATGCCAAATAGTGCCGCCAATAATTCCCGACAATTTGACCACATTAACAATAATGTCTTTAATTTCAGGCAAAGCAGCTACGATAGACGCAGATATACCATTCAGTGTCTTTGAGAACCTACCTCCCGCACTTGACAGTTCTGTTTCGGTTTTAAGATCATTGACCCATTTCATAACTACTTTGGCGATTGGATTTTCAGCTTTTAGAAACGGCGAAATGAACGCTGAAAATAGTTGTGGTGCTTTAGCTGATATTGCCCGTTCCATACCGGGCAAAGTATTCATCATATTATCCGCAGATGACTTGTACTTGTCTCCTAACTGATTAATTACGTTCATGGCGTCCGTAGCGCTGATTTTGCCAGCAGACATTTCGGCTTGCAATTGTTTCATCGTTAACTTGGAATTATTCTGTATCTTTCGCTCATACTTCAGTAAGCTTTCGCCAAACATCGGCAAATAATTAGCGACCTGATTAAAGTCGCCTAGTTGCAACTTGCCAGAGGTCATAGTGTGGGTGAAATCTTGACCTAAAGCTTGCGTTTGTGCCGAAGAAAGGCCAATTGTATCTGCAAGGGTTAAGAACGATGTGGTCAGTGTCTTGGTTTTACCGGAATCATCCAAAACGTGGTAAAACTGCTGATCCAACTCGTCAACCATATCACGTGCTTGACCAAAGTGATTAGCTAGTTCCGTGGCCATGCTAGTCATTTTTTTACCTTGGACGGCACTATCAGTTAATGTGGTCCACGATGCTTGCGAAACTTGTAGCGTTTTGTTGTATTCAATTCCTGCCTTAGTTTCTTCTTTAAATCCATTAACAATGCTTGAAAAACCGTTTTGAATTGCTGATCCAACAAACGAACCCACAATAATTTCCTTCAAGTGCTTAAAATGATTGCCTGTATTTTCAGCATCTGCTTTTAATCTGGATAAACCAGCCGTTGCCTCTTTATCATCGAGCTTCATTTTGGTGACAACTTGGCGTGGCATCTTCGCCATTGCTTCTTGCCAGTCAATGACTTCACCTTTTTTAATCTTAGCTTCAAGGTTGGTAACTTCCTTTTTCGGCAGTTTATCCAGCAATGAACGAAAGTTTTTAATTCCGGCATTTTCAGCAGAAGCAATTAACTTAGTTCGAACTTCTTTTTTGATGCCATCGAGGTCTTTGTTAACCTTATTTTTAGTATCGTTTGATTCATTTTTCATTCCGTTGGCGTTCTTTTTGAAGTTGTCCTTCATATCTTCGCCGGCATTTTTACCAATTTTATCGGTTTCACTATCAGCGTCCGCCTGTACTTTCTTGGCTTCGCTTTTAACTGATGAAGCGTTCTTCTTGAAGTCTTCATCCATCTGTTCACCTGCGCCAGTTCCAAAACGCTTGATTAAGTTACTAGCCCAGTCAACATCGGTATGAAATTCCTGTTTGTTAGCAGGAAACAATAAATCAATTAATACTTGTCCATCTGAAGCCATTTAAATTACCTCCTTTCATCAAAGACTTTCGAATGCTTGAGCAATTTGTGCTTCGGTTTCTCTTTCACGCTGTTCAGCAGTCATATGTAGTTCGTAGACCGCTTTTTGTGTCATTAACGATCGAACGTATTCGGGATTATCGGCATGTGCAGAAGGATTCTCCTTTCGAATCTGAATGATCTGATTAATTGGCGCATTGTCGCTTAAATTATTAAACAATGCCCGAAATTCGAAGTACGACATGTGCCCTTTAACCTTCATCAAATCAATACCGTAATCTTTCATAAAACTGGCATAGATGGCTTCACTGTCTTGCTGGTAATCAAATGATCGACTACCGCCACTGCCGGGATTATAAGGATCCTGAAATAACATATTGGAAATACGGCCAACTTCAACCTGCTGTTGGTCAAATGGAACATCTAATCCATCACCAACAAACATGGCAAATGACAGTAGCACCTTGCCAGCCTGATCGATACTTGAATCATCAATCAGATTGAACCATCTCAATACGTTATCGAATGTTAGATCAATTGGGTAGTCCTCATCATGCCAAACGAATACTTCATTGGTTCGATCCTGTTCAAGACTGCTCGTAATATCTAACATCTAAATCACTTCTTGTAATTATGTCGTTGCTTATATTGCGGTCGTGCATGATGTATTGGATAGGCTTTTTTAAGCGCTTCACGTTTGTTATGTTCGTATTTATTTTGTTCAGCACGTAACTGCTTCTGAATGTCGCCAAGCGTAAACATTAAATATTCGGTACTCTCATGCTTTAACGACCAGATATGACTACCAATTCCTGCTTCATCAAATAAATTATCGTAAACATCAAAAATTGCTTGGCGCGTATCCTCAATCAACTTATTACTGATCTCAATAAACTCTTCTTTATCAATTGGTTTAACATCCTTGTCGCCAGCTTGTGCTTTCTCGTCCCGCTTATCCAACTCGTCAATTTGTTGCATTTGCTCACGGTAAAAAGCAACTAGTTTTTCAATTTGTTTAATATTCTTGTCATTTGCGTAGATATGGTAAACTTTAGTGCCCAGTTTGCATTCCACGTACGGTGTCGATTCATTTAAATCAATCATGTTCTATCCTCCGTTAATAGCCGCCGGTTACCCTATTGTTTATTTCATAGGCGACTTCAATTAATTAACCTGCAGCTGATTCAACAACTGTGATTGTTGCTGTAGCAATCTTGGTACCATCTGTTGTGGTGTAAGTAGCAACTGCTGTTCCAGCCTTCACCCCGGTAATTGTTCCATCTTCTGCAATTGTAGCAATAGACGTATCGCCAATTGACCACTTGCCAGTCTTGTCAGTAGCATCATCTGGCGCAATTGTTGCCACTAGCTTAGCTGTCTTGCCGACTTCAACGTTAGCCGTCGAAGGAGCCACCGTGACTCCCGTGACGGCTACTGTTTTGGGTCTGGGTTATCTCCAACTTTGCTGAACACAGCCGCACCATTTTGAGCAATCGTGAACGTCATTGTTGACTTTGTATTCCCATTACCACCGATCGTGATGATGTTTTCAAGGGTAGCTAAGAAAATTCGAACTGTTCCGTTTGCTTTCGTAATCCGGACAAGCGTCTTGGCGTCATTACCCGTGGCATCTTTGTCTTCCAAGCCTTGCAGGTAATCACACGCAGGATCACCCTGTAAGACATTACCGGTAACTGCCCAAGTACGTGCATGTCCAGTAACTTCAGGTGAATTTTCGTCTTTATCAGCAAAGTAAATTGCGTTATCAATAACATCACCTGGTGTGTGCGTGATCCCTGTAATAAATGCTGCTAATGATGAAAACTTGGCATTGGCGATATTGGTTGGATCTAGTGACCCACTTGTATCAATTTCGACGTCATTTCGCCAGTTATGCGTAAAGTTTTTTTCCATTGTTCCTGACATAATTTGCCTCCTATTTATTAATCTTCGTTACATAAACAACAAAGTTAGTAATCCAATATAAGTTCCCTGTCTGATCCACTAATTGGTTAAACGGCATTCCGGTTATATCAATGTGGTCAAACAGAAATGAACCGTCAGAACTCTCTAATTCTTCGAGATTTACCAACATATCCGCAATCGGATTGAGGGTCTCTCTAGCGGCCTTATACGACTGATCATTGAGCGCTAAGTCAAAGTTCATTGCCATGTCGGCATCACCATTGAAATACGTTTGCAGGGCCCGACTTCCCGGATCAGCTTGCAAACTGAGTTGCCCATTGGCTGGTACAAAGCCCAGGCCACACTTGGCAGCGTTTCCTCCTAGTGACTGAATATGCTCACACAGTCGTTCGTCTAAATCCATTAGTGTTTCAACTCCTTATCAATTGCTCGTTGTGCTACCTGTGCCCATGCGTCGCCGTATTGGGCTTTAGCTTTCAAATCCCATCGTTTACCCGCTAGTCGATGAACTGCCGTGGTGTAATTCGTGATACCAATTCCATAAAACTGCCGCTTAGCATATGGCATTGAATAAATCAACATCGTTGCATCTAAACTGAGTGAAACATCATGCATTAAGTTTCCACTTTTATATGGCACAAACCGCTGCATATCAGATTCCATTTGATTTAAAACATAGGCACGCACATTGCGGGAATTGACAGCAGCCTTTAACGCATTAAAGGCATTAAAATCACCGTGCACTTCCATTCCCATCACAGCACCTCAATTTTGTAAGCAAACATCTCATCACTCAGCGGTTGCTTACTTTCAGTAATAGTTTGTACAGTGTACTCATTGCCCGCAAATTCAATCTTAGACCCTAGATTATTCTTCGATAGACTGGGCATTGGGCTTGAAACATCGGCATATAAAAAGACAGTCCCGTTGGCTACGAGCTGTCTATCGTTGTTTGTTCCGGTATATTTGGTTGCTAAGTGAACAACACAATTGTTGATAGTGACTGGGGTGTCTTGTTTCGGCTTCCCGTACATATCAGTTTCACTCTGGTACGACTTCGTGAGCTTCACTGATTGATTACAAATTGCGACTGGTACTGGTAATCTCATGAGTGATCAACTCCTGCGTATAGCAATCCATATCGCCCTAGTAGCAATCTGGCTGAGTTAATCAGTCCGGTTGAACCGCTAGTGACGGCATCTGCCGCACCCTCTTTGAATGTCATTGATGTGCCATCTACTGAGTAAGACAATAAATTACCTTGCTGCAACTGATAAGCTGATTTGGCATTAGCCTCAATCATGAATTGAATTTGCATTGCAACTGCCTTTTTAAAAGCTGTCGCACGTTGTACTTCGAAATTAACTGAGCTTGAAACATCTGCGGTTAAATCATGGCTGCCTAAATCTTTATCGTAAAAAGTGGTAACACTGTTTATGACTAACTCAGCAGCTTGTTCAACGGTTTCAAAGCCACTATCAGGTGGCGAAAATCCATATTTTTTAAATTCATCACTAGTTAAATATGCCATAAGCTACCTCCTATTTTCCACTGCCCGCTGCTGCAGTGACAGTTGCTCCAGGTGTCAATGCTGGGTCAAGTTGCGCTTTATACTCAACAACCCCAATATTGCGCACGTCAATGCCATTAACAACCTCCCAAGTAGTAGGTTTTGCTAATTCGTCAATGGTTGGATAAGTACTCTTAGCTGGTGCAAAGCTCGATTGAACACTTGTACCAGCGACATGAATTGTCCCTACACGTTTCTGAATAATGCTATCAGTACCACCATTCTTTAGTGGTAAGTAGAATGTCTGTGTAGCTTGCATATTCGTTGAATAGTGAACAGCCCCCGGGGCAAAAATAAATGAACTAGAAATTGGCTTAGTCTTATCAGTCAGATCAACAGGAATGTCATCATCTAGCACGATCCGTAACCCGTTATAGGCTTCAAAAGGCGTTACGCCTTCTTGTGGTTGAATGGTTTCAATCAAGCCTTGAACCTTCATTAACGAGTATGTTGGTGAGTTAACCGCAATCGCACCAAATGTGGTATCTTGCAAGTCACCCATTAACCCAATTGCCCCCGTAAAGCCCTTCGCACCAAACATTGGATCAGATGGTGAAATAACGGTTTGATCATAGACTTTTGAGTTTTTGACATCATCAACCGCCATAGTGCCTTGCAGAACGCTGATTAACGTCTTTTGATCAGCACGTTGCCAAAAGGCTGCAAAGCGATTACCAATCGTTTCTTGGACTGGTGCACCTGAAATCATTTTTGCTAGATCAGTGTAGCCAAAAGCCTTAGTTTGATAAAACTTAATTCCGACTTGTTTACCAGATGTCAAACTGTTAACCACAATGTCAGTATCGTCGGTCCAGTTATCTGGATCACCTGACAAATCATTTAGAAACGGAATAGTGATTCGACTGCCTGCTTCAAGCAAATGTGGTCCAAGGTCTGGATCAGGAGTTAAAATTCCTGATTGAACGAATCGGTTAGTTTTAATAATTTGGTTAATAACATAATTTCCAAATACTTCTGGGACAATTAAGTCCGATAAATGTGTTTCTGCCATTTGAATGGCCTCCTTATGATTTATTTGCTAGTTCACTCCATCTTTGAGGATTCTCACGATACAGTTTGTTTTGTTCTGCAATGGTCATATCGCTTAACGACGTAACCTGGGTTCCACCACTTGGATTACCTTTTGCAGTGACATGAATACCAGGTTTGTTTTGATCATCGTTCTGCGTCGATTCATTTTCGAACAAATAATCATCTGATCCTTTAAGGCTGGTCAACTGATCCTCTAGCCCAATCAAGTTATCGCCGTCAACGGATACCTTGTCTAAATCTAATAATGCTTTTACGGCTTTGGGATTCTTTGCCTTGGCATCACGCAGGGCTGAATCAATTTTGAAGTTCTTACTTTGTTCAGATAATTTAGTTTGATAATCCGCTGTGGTTTGCTTATTTTCGTCTTGCAGTGACTTAATTTGAGCTTTTAATTCCTCATTGTCGCCAGCAGACTTCTTAAGCGTATTCAACTGATCGTCTCGCTCTTTGATTTGGCCTGTAAGTGTTTCGTTTTGACTCGTCAGACCATCAATCTTGCTCTGTAATTCTACTTTTTCAGCAGAAATCCCCTTATCTTTTCCGACCTCAGTCATAATTTTTTCTAGATTATCACCCTCGATACCTAAAGTTTTCAGAAAATCTCTTGTTACTGACATATGCAATGTCTCCTTTCGTGTTTGTATCGGAGCAACGCCTCCGAATGTTTGATTGCATAAAAAATAAGCAGTTTAGTGTCTTACTTGGGACATAAATTATTTGCTTTGAACTTGTTCACGCGCATAGTCACGCGTTAAGAAATCGTTATTCTTAATCATTTCGCGCATTCGCTTTTGTTGATTAGCTAAGGTACTTTTAGCGTTGCTTACTGTTTGATCATCGCCTAATTGTTGGGCAGCGTTAATTTTCTTCTTAGTTTGGCGAATTGCCCGTTCACGAGCACGCTGTTTCTGTTGAACATCACCCATTTTAACTGCTTCATCAGGGCTTGGCATATCCGGATCCGGATGCTCAATGTTTACGTCTGGATCCCACGGGGTAAACTGATGATGGCAGTTAATTCCCAATGTCCCTGACTTCTCTCCATATCCGTGATCATAGATCGTGTCATACTTCGGATTGTAGTTAGGATCCAATCTAGGAACCATATTCACAATATGCCCTTGAATTGGTGCACAGGCCGACCGAGCACACATGTGCCAACTCATTTTCGAAGTCGTGACGTTATTAACGTTCATGGTCTTAACACGTAGCTCATTAACGACGTTATTGTTGGTGCTATTAATAACTGTTCGTGCGTACCCTTCCAACGACCAACCGTGCCCAGCACTGTCTGTCAACCTGGTTGGAATTCCTGCATTAACCCATCGGTAAACATTATCTCTAATGGCCCGTTCTGGTGTCTTTAAGCCGGCAGATACTTCCATGGTACTTTTAGTCACAATATCACGATAAATGCGAGCTGTCGCATTAGAATGGATATTGCGCGTTAACAGTGTTTCATTAACATTATTGAACAGTGATTTCCATGTTTGATTAGCGTAAGAATTAATGATTTTTTGCGTAGCTGGCTGTAGTTTTCCTGAATGCTTCGTGTATCGATTGATTTCATCTTGTGTTGTTTTTACTGTCTCTATTCCTAATTGCGAACACATGTTTTGAATCAATTCAGGCGCCCTTTTATTTACCCCAGCCACTAGGTCTATGGTCTGAGATGTCAGCAATCCTGCCTTGGTTAATTGCTGCAGTTGCCACTCTAGCATGTCATCAGCCGCAAGATCCTCGTAATGACTATTTTTTAAAGCGTTGATTAACAGATTAAAGATCTGTGACTGCAAGTGTTCGTACATTTCAATGATCTGTTGTGCATACTTGATAGCCACTACTCATCACCACCATTTTGGGTATCTCTCTCTCCAAACGCCTCGTTAAATGGCGTTTCTGGTGTCTCAGCTTTAATTTCGGCTAGCCATTCATCTGCCTCAGCCTCCGACTTGCCATAATTACGCATAATGTATTGCTTTTTAGGCATTGTGCCACCTGCTACGGATAATAAGTCTTGTTTAGCTTGGGCGTCCTTATCAACAAACACACCGTCATCGTAGTGTACACTAATTTGCAAATCATCTACATCAACGCCAAGAAAAGGTGCTTGACCATCATCAAATAATGCAGGTGTTTGTGCTAACTGAACAACTGAGTAAATTAATTCAGACAAGAACTTAGTTACCCGGTTTAGATAACTTGCCCTTGTCTGATAAGTCATACTGTTCTCTGAAACGACTTGTGTTGCAGTTGTAATACCACCCTGTGCATCAGTTGTAAATGTCCCCGTAGATAATCCAATTCCATTTTCTAGTTCATGCAGAAAATGTTGCATTGTTTGACCATAATCTTGAACACGGATATCAGGATTAATGGATGTGATCTGAAAATTTTCATCCAACCCCGTATTAATACCCAGATAGGTATCATCATCGGGATCAAATTTAGTTCCTGGATGATTTTCATCACCGGGTTTCATTGTTTCAGCTGGAACTAGAACTTTTCTCTTTCCCATTCGCACTTCCCACACAAATGAATCGTGTGTATAGTTAATCGCATCTAAAATATTCTGACAGTTATTTACGAAGCCAACACCTAATGGGCTTTCTGGCGCAAGATTATTCTGACCAGGACATTTAAAATAAACAAACAGTGGATGCTTGACAATATTACTATCAAATATTGCCTGTTGCTCAATATTGCTGTACATATCATCAGTTCCAAGTACAACTTGTTCACCAACTATCTTAGAATCGGTGCTCTTGTAAAGCTCATTGGTAATTTGATATGACCCATCATTATTCCATTGGTGAAACTCTAGCAACGTGTAATAATATCTCTGCTTATTCACGACTTTAACGGACTTAGAGGCGATTACAGCCTGACTGATGTCTTCTGTGTTTGAATCTAGACTATAGAATTGTTCTGCACGCACCCAAGCAACCTCAATTTTGCCATTGTCAACATATGGCCGAGCCGCAAACCCGCCAGTTGGAATTCCTTGTTCTAGTTTGCTTTCAAGATTGCGATTAACGCCTGAACGCTCTAACCAGTCATTAATGAAATCAGATAGCTTCGTAATTTCGTTATCCTGCTCATTATCACCTGAGTCTTGCGTATTTGATTTGCTATCAATTGACACAGTAAACCCACTATTCAAGCATATTGAAGCAATACGTTTGGCAACCATTTGAGTAACGTTTATTGAATTAAAGATTCTAGTTCGTTTAACGCTGTGTGAGTTTAAATAACTAATTGTGTTATATGGCATTCCCTTTTGTGCCTCATAACTACCAGCATAATAATATTTAGCAAGTCGAATGCGATCAACTTCATCTTGGTCTGTCGCTATTCTTGGGTCATCTGTAATTCTATTCAATGAATTTGTCATGCCAATTGCTGCACCTCCTTTCCTGAAAAAGTCTTTAATTTTGCTAATCACGCTCACGTAGCTTCACCACCTTTAGTATTGGAGTTGCAACTCACGTCTTGCCGTAAGCACAAAATACTGTGCTTGATCACAACAGTGATCCTCAACTTTAATTACTTTAGGATCATCACTTTGCATTGTCTTTTCGTCCCACTGATATTTTTGATGTTGTGGAATAAAATAGCCTACGTTATTAGGCGTAGGCAGATAGTAAAAGCTCCCTCTAGCTAAGAGAGATTGCACATATTCAATCATATTTGATTTTTTCAGTTTCTTAACTGGGGTCCATTTAATACCGTAATCACTGTACATTTGATTGCGCAACGCGGCTTCAGCGGAATCCATAACGTATTTCCACGCCGTTTTATGATACTGGGCCTCTAAATCATCAATAAACTGCTTGATGTTTTTTGATAGCTCATCTGGAGCTTTTTTATGATTCTTACCCTCAGGTGAATAATAATACGTATCTAGTAAAACTAATCTAGGATTACCATTGGCATCGCGTTTCGCCATTATCCCATAAGCACTCACAGTGGTAGCAGAAACTGCATGGCCGGTATCAGCACTGAAATACAACGAAGCAACGTGATCATCATCAGGGATTGTTTCAATGCGGTTAAACAGATCGGCATTGTAAACATTGGTGCCAAGCCCAATTACTTCACCTAAATATAACCATCGATAATAATCAGGATCATTTTCTTTATACGTCTCAATAAGTCGCAGTTGCTGTTCAGATGTGAATCCTAATACGTCATCTAAATAAGTTGAGGTATCCACCAAGTAATTAGGATCGTTCTCGCATTTACCAATCCAATCATTAATCCAGTCATACTGATTACGTGGTGGATTATAGGACCAGAACACTTTAACCTGATCAATAAAAGCTGGTTTCTGACGAATGAATGACGGTATTGACTGATCGAAGACCTCGGGTCCTTTCATGTTTGCCGCTTCTTCAAACCACAATGCAATAACATTGCCAACGACGTTAGACTTCAACTTCATTGGATCATCCGCACCGTAAAAATAGAATGTACTACCTGTACGCTTATGTTCAATGTGCAATGGCGAAGTATAGAACTGATACTCGTCATATAGGTCTAACATGCTTAACGCCCAGCCAATTTGGTTGTAAACCGAATCACGCAAATTAGTTTTATTCTCACGAATGCAAACCACGTTCACCTTACGGTTCAACTGTGTTTCCTTTTTCATCATCAAAGCTAACTTCATACTAATCACCGACGACTTAAAGGATCCACGACCACCTTTGGCGATGATATAAGGCTTCTCCGTATTCCAAAGTTCATAAAAGTGTGGATTAATCATCCGCGACATTCGAATCACTTTATTATGTTTACGTGTATCATCAACTACCGCTGTGGGCATCTGTATCCCCTCCTATATCATCAATTAATTTAGTGGTGTCGGCTTCGTTACCATTTCCATTATCTTTCAGATATTTAAACAACTCACTCTGTGCTTTCTGTCTATCATAAAGTTCCAAGTTAACTTCACCCTTATCCGTTTTAATGGACTTGATAAGTGAAGTATCGACCATGCTCTGATCCTTAAATCGCACCTCATGTTTCGTATGCATCGCAGGCTTATCAGTATTAGGATCAATAACCTCTACATAATCATAATGGCCATTGTTATCAACGAATGGTCCATTTTTACGATACAGTCGCTCCCAGATAGGCGTATCAATGGTCTTGAAACTAAGGTAGTCGCCTATGTCGGCAAACGCCTGCTTGGCGTACTCACGAGCAATATCAACAACAGTTAGATGCAGATCAGACGCAACTGACTTTTTGAGTTCGGTCAGCTGTTTTTGAATACTATCATTTACTAGCAATCTAGAACCAGCCATATTAGCTGTGGCATAGTTCACCCCATAGGCTTTCATATAAGCCCACGTGGCATTGAACCGTTGCAAATAGTACAAACAGAATGCCTTTTGTTTATCCGTGAGGTCATCATTATCAACCAGCTCGTCCACAACTTTGTGTGCAACCTTTTTGTGTTTTGTGTGCACACTTTTCTTAGGGGGTGCACCCTTATTCCAGTACCTCGACTTCCACGACTTAACCGTGTTGAGCTTCACATCATACTTAGCCGCTATGTCCTTATACTTCATACCGGCTTCATAATCTTTCTGAGCCAGTTCATACTTCTCAGTCATTACATATCACCACACCTCCGTTTGATCTTGTCATCTTTCGACTGCATATTAAAAGCGCCATGCTGTTTAGCACGACGCTTCTTATCCTTATACCATCTTTCTAGCCGAGCATCGGCCTGCACCCACTCTGGCGGCTCGTACCCATATTTGCTATGAATCATTCGTGACATTGATACCACTCCTAAATTTATGTATTAAAAAAGCCCAGTATTTCACTAGGCTTACAAAATATTAATCCGCACCTTCTGGTTTCGCCATTTCATAGCCTATTTTGGCTTGATCAAATTCATCGGCATTCCAAGATATATTTTTTTGATTAAATTCAATAAAATGCAAATGAATAGAATAAAAGCTATAGGCCCACAACGCTGGTGTTTTTGACACAATGTCATGATTTCTAACTAATTGTAAATCATGACTATCTTTTCTTACAAAATCACGTAGAGTCCTTAATTCGGCCAAAGCTTCACGTTTATTACTCATTTTTACTATTTCATTTGCTTTCTTTGAGATAGCATCTACGTGATCATTTACTTCTTTCCAAGTTACATCTTTGGCAATTCTAATGTTTTCCATTGACAACACCTCTGTCTCAACTATACAAAAACTCCCGCTAAAAAGCGAGAGCAGTTTGAAGGATTTTAGTTTGAGCAATCAAAGAAATTCGTGAGTATCTAGGCTGCTAAACTAATAAACTATGCCGGCGGCAGAGAGGAGCGCATCACGCTCAAACGTGCAGCTAACTAAGCCATAGTCTGTTTGTTTCATGTTATTCACCTATTGCATTAAAAAAGTCGCCCCTGCTAAGGCGACCAAATATGAAAATCCATCGTTGTGCCACGGGTCAGAAGGGAGCTTTTCCACCTCCACTATTCCGTGGCTAAACGCCAGTAAGGAATCGAACCTTGCCAACGCGAGAAATTAAGGAACTTACTGCTGTAATCTGCTGATTACTGTAAGTGAGTAATATTAGCTTATAGTCAGCTTTCCGACTGACTTCGGCATCTCTGCCTATATCGCTGTCAGGATTCGAACCTGAACACGTTTTACGTGCTGACTATCTCCATTATGTCTCAGCAATAGATAACGGCCATGGATCGGGCATGACCGTGCACGAACAAGCGTGTAAATGATTCAGGTGGGGATCGAACCCACATTTTCCGTCTTACCAATTAAACGACTGAATCACGTTGATTGATGTGTGTATTGTTGGAATTTGCGTTTCATTTATTTGCTAAAGGAGAGAAAATAAGTAGTTAGTGTGGATAACTGCTTGGTGTGGTACCTATCCACCAATCAACACTACTAGCATAACCCCAAAATTTGTGCTGTGAGACCCAACTTAGACCCAATATAGACCCACTTTTTACGTTTTAGCTGTTTTAAAGACCTGTAATTCCTGAATCCCATAAATCTCGGCAAAGGTTAAGCAAGCATTGTGCCACCGTCTGCGGTATGTTTCCTTCGGCATATTGTTGAGCTTAATCATGATTGCTTCGTTGGTGTCACCTCGCATGTACTTATCATACATAATCGTCCGCAGCTCGTTATCCTCAATTGATTCAATTGCATACCGGCAATTCAATTCGACTTGTTGTGCCTCAACATGGCTAACGTATTCTTCCTCTACACGGTTATCATAGCTATCAGCTCTCGGCATTCCGTCCATTGATGGTGATCTTAGTAACCCAGCTTCTCGTTTAGCTCGCATCCGATAATGTGGGTAATCCTTTAACAATCCATCAACGTTCTCAATTGTTCGTTCCTCATCTATTTCTGGCCAAAATGACATAGGTACCACTCCTTTGAATATTCCATTATCGTTAAAATAGCGCTATAATAAGTTTTGTGGATAATTTAAAAGTGGTACCGATAGTCGTCTCATGCCCGAGACGGCTATTTTTAGTGCCCATTTATAAAATTGATCACCCATGAGGTATGAAACCAAATCAGGTAGATGATAATTCCAATGCAGCCAATCACAATTCCATACCCAATAATGCCAATAATGGCCGTTTTAATCTTCTCCCACATGATCTACTCCAATCTCGTCAACCGTGAATTGATCTACGTTAATTAGATATTTTTTACCATCACTCCAACAAACATGATAAACATATTCGTCCGCAGATGACTTATCAAAGCGAACCGCATAACCTTGATAACCAATAATTCGCATACAGCTCTCAATACGTCTTTTCTCATCTGGCATTACCATAACCCCCAATTTTATACGGTCGTAAGCTCTGCACGTCTAGCGTGGTCTTAGCATGTTCTTTGGCATGTTGCGCCATACGCCGCTTCTTTTTCTTGATTGCTGATCGTTTGTGTCCGTGCTTCATTCGTCTGCCTCCATAACTTCAATGCCTGGAAAAGAAGCAAATGCAGTCGTTGGAAGTGGCTTAAAGTAACCAACTACTTTATACATGCCATCTTCATCTTTATAAGCAGATCCGATTGGGTATTTTTGCTTAATTTCTGATAATCCCATCATCAATTCAACCTTTTTCATTCGTCTACCTCACCATCTGAATTGCCTAGTTTGCTCAAAACTTGTTCTGATACTTTGGCCGGTCTATATAACTTGCCAACATTTAAATCAACTTGAACTCCGTCTATTTGACCATTAGCCCGATAAATGCCCACTACATCAAAAATTCGCTTTCTGTCGGCTTCGGTAATATCCGCAGTAAGTCTGCCCCATCTAGCCTTCCACCAACGAAGTCTGGGGTGGTATCCGGTTGAAAGTATAACTTCCTTTTTGTCGACTGCAATAATTCTGTCAGTGTTGATTACATACCCATCATCTAATTCAACTAGCATTTCTCTTCCTCCATTGATTCAATTCTTAATCCAACCACCTGCACGCGGCCACCAACGCGCTTGCTATACTCATCAGCTAGGTGTTCGTTAGTAAACGCTTTAATGGGTTCATCGGTATAAACAACGTAAATTTTTGATTCATGGGTCATTCATCTACCTCCAACAATTCCGGATTCTCATGAATGTTGCCAATAATCTCTGGAATCATATCGTCCCAGACGTAATTCCGGAATCCACCTGTCCATACACAGAAGCCACCATTGAAAAACATAACTTTTCCGGTGTAATCAGTGCCTTGATAATCATTTTCACAGTGAACAATATCCCCTTCATAAATCTTGTTGCCATTCTTATCTTTCAATCCGGTGTACTGCTCAATTTCTTCCTCACCTTTAATCTCTAGTGTTCCAAAAATAATGCCTTCCGGATGTGTCTGGATTAAGTCATACCAGATGCCGTTTTCTTGAGGTGAAAAACCATTTCTGGCTCTAAGCGTGCAATAATCAAATTCTTGTCCATTCCATGCTCTAAATTCTGGTGTCATTCGTCTACCTCCGCTACCTCGTAACCGTCTAGCCATGCGCGTGCAAAATCGTCGGGGTGTGAGCTAAGATATTTAAATACTTCTGGAGCATCTTTATCAGAGACCAGATATTCCACGTTTAAGAATGCGTCATTCAGATCCCCATGTTCCTTACAATATTCAAGATATCGTGACACTGGTCTAGTTAATTTCGGCAGCTTCTTATACGTCTTCTTGAAAATCTCGTCCTTAACCGGCCAGTGTTCACCGTCAACACCCGTTGCAATCCAATCACCATCATGGATTCTCATGTCTCCATCTTTTGTGGGAATGACAAAGTATCCATGATAACGATCAATACCTAATTCAGATGCCTTGGCTTCCCATTTATCTGGATCATCAAAATCCTGATAGATTCTGTTCCATTCAGTTTCATCGAACTGTTCAAACTCGGTAGTTCCCGTTTTGATGTATTTAGTCATTAGTCGTCCTCGCAACGATCATGTCAATCTTTGCCTCACGAGCCAGTTCATCACGAATGATCAAACGGATAGCTCTTACCTTTTCAGGATCTAGAACAATCCAACCTACATTTTCATTTTCGTCCACAACTGCACCATCTTTAAATTTCATCACATATCCTCCTATAATTTAATTTCAATATCTGCTTTTTTAATTTGCTGTTCAACTCGCTTTTGAAGCCTTAATCGCAGCTGTTCAGTATCAATATGAACTGAGGCGGTGATCTCACTAATTTTGTCCTGAACCAGTTTTTTGATTTGGTCATTAACTGATCCACTGTATTTGTTAAAAGCTTCTGCAATACCTTCTTTAATCGCTGTTGCAATTTTTTTATTAATCATCTCTTGAATTTCTTCACGATGGTTAAAAATATATTTTTCCGTTGTCTTTTGTAATTGTTGATTAGTTACAATTTCCATTACATATCCTCCACATTTTTCAAAAAATTTTTTCTTCAAAAATTCCGCTGTGATAGTCATATCTTGCGATCGTAATTGGTACGTCATACCGCATCATGAACAGTTTCATGCGCAGTCTGGCGTCTGTTGTGAGCGTCACATTGCCGCCTTTCACGTCGACTACCTTATCGATCACGTTATTGGTCCGGTGTACGAAATCTGGTCTGTATGTGGCATGTGCATAACGCTTGTGGCCGCATCGAAATGCTTTGACGATCTCGAACCGTTCCTGACGTGTCCAGCCATCGGTCCATTCATTCCGGATTGTGAGGTAGTAAGCACCTTCGGCCTTCGAATCAAACTCAATTCCGTCAATGACTACTTTCTGGCTGTTGTATTTCTGCCGTCTGGGGTACATCTCAAATCCTCTATGCCAGGTCACTTATGAAACCCCCATAGCTTGGTCTGCGATTGCTTCGGCATCCAACTGGCGAATCATGACCATAGTGGCTGTTGACGGTGACCAGTTATCGATGTAGTCACAAGCCGTATTGAAATCTTTCTCACGAAGCTGTGTTCGTGTTCGAATACCTGTCACAGCATTCAGACCGTTACTGATGTCCTTGTGCAACAAACCACGCTGTTTCTGTGTGAGCTTCAAATGACGGTCAATAATGTATTCACGTACAGCCTTCTGAACTTGGCGATTAATGAAGCTGTATTCACCCGGGGCAAGTAGTCTATCGTCCTCAAGCTGATCAATTCGTTCGCTGACTGCTTTAATCTTGTCGTTGGCGTTCTTACTGTTTTGGATCAGCAGGTCAATTTTCTCCTCAGGTGTCTGGGGAAGGACCTGAGCCTGCTTTTCCATGCTGATGAAATACTGACGGGCTTGTTTTCCCTTCTCGGAGCGCTGAATCATTGAGAGTTCCTTAGCCATGTCCATTGTCACAATATGATTGTGCTGTGGGCGGCCACCGTTACTTGTGCTCAAATATGAGCTAAAGTCTGTGCCTTCAGTGAAGCCGTATTCGACCATTCTGGGGAACCAATCTTTGTATGCTGTTTTGACCTCAAGAAATTCATGAAGTGATCGACCGTCAACAACGGTCACGCCATCATCGTTTGTATATGTCTTAATTAATTCGTTCATGTCCTAAGCCTCCTGTGCTTGTTCTTGCTTAAGCCGTGCCACCTGAGCCCTCACCTCGTCCACGGTGTCCTGATCAACTGGCTTGTGCTCATGCTGATAGCCGTCTTTTGCCCAATCCGGTGTAGATTCACGGACTTGGCCCTTAGATTGCTTGCCACCCGGCACACTATTTACATAGCCCTCAAACTTGGAAGCCCGAAAAATCGTTGATGGTTGAATATACCGTTCCATCTCGGGATCGTCTTTCCAAGCCTGTACGACATGATCAATGGCCATCCGAACATCATGGCGGTCAAAGCCTTCATCAAGTCGTGATTTTATCAACTTACGATTAGTTGCCGTATTCTTAAAGTGCTTACCAGACTGATCATTGAGGTACTGGATAACACCAGCGTAATTAAATGATTCAGATTCATGCTGTTCGGCCTCAGCCGGACTATTAGATTCTTCATTACTTTTATTTAATGTAGTTTCCTTTAATTTACTTTGTGCATTAATGTCTACATTAACTCCGTTCGAGTTGTCATTAATGTCTGCATTAATCCAATAACTCAATTTTTTGATATCCTGATTCTTACGTCGCTTGGTTGCTTCTGCGTACCGTTCTTGAATTCCAACGCTTGTTAATACCTTAGCCGAGTCAAACAGTGACTTATCGAAAAAGCCCCATTGGACCAAGCGGTTAACAATTTGATTAGTAAGCCCGACAGTTCCTTGTATCTGCTTAGCAATCTTTGCTTGCATCAATTCATTCCACACGATGTAGTAGCCTTTTTGGTATACCGCACATAATAGTTTGATCACTGCAAGCTCGCCTTTCACTTCAAACTCTCCAGAGATAGCAACAACGATTTCATCTTCGAAAACATGCACATCGAGTGGAAAATAGTCCAAACCGTCTTTCATTGGTCGTGCCATTTTTCACACCTCTAATCAATCAAATCTCCAACCTCGACGAATCCCTCTAGTTGTTTATGGCTCCGACAGTACTCACAAGTTCCACAAGCTACTGGCTTTTCCTGACCAGTCTTTACGGCTTCAAAGTGCTCAATCTGTCGGTCAATTCGATCAAGTTCATCCTGATATCGCATGGGATCAATATTAATGGCTAACTTGTCAGGCGGCGTCTGCTTGCTTACTGCAAAGATAAACGGCTCACAGGTCACACCATAAATTTGCTTAATGAGTTCACGATAGACAGCCATTTGGAGCACGTAGCCCCGATCTTCAACAAATGACTGCCACTGCTTGTAGTAATCGTTCCAGTGACGCTTATGGATGTCATCCACGGTCTTGAGGTCACAGAAGTACCCTTTATCGAGGTTCAGGCAATCAAGCTTGCCCTTCCAATCAACACCACCAAGGGTGCCTGAAACAGGTACCTCTTTCTCACCCTGGTAAACCATCTTGAAGAAGTCATCATCATCCAACGTTTTAATCATCATATCAGCCTGTTTGTAGGCCGCCTTAGGCTGTCCTTTGTACTTACCAGCCTTGGCAATAATCTGATCATGATTCTCTTCAATGAAGTCCCTGTGAGCTTCTGGTGATTCGTAGTAACTATGCAAGTAGTTTCCAACAAGTAGCGCCTCTGGATTGCTTGTTGGCTGCCACTCATCACGAAGCTTTGCTAATGCGGCCGCTTCACAATTCTCGAAGTCCTTGAACTGGGATGTGGACCAATAATCCCAACTAGTGGCTTGGCTGTAGTAGTTCTGTTTGTTGAGCTTCATCGGTTGGCTCTTCACTCTCGTCGGATTCCGTAACATTATCAACCGCCTCCTCTTTATTTTCTGGATTAGTTATGACTGTCTTGGATTGCTTACCAGCCTTAGACTTTTTATTTTCCGAATTAAATGAATCAATTAAATCCCGTGCAACACTTCCTTCAGGGGCCTCAACTGGTGTTTTTGAATCATCAACCATCTCCTGTGGATTTCGATCGTCCTCGGTATACATACCTCCAAGGGTTTCAGGAAATGCCTCACGCAGTGCGCTAACCATTGCCGTTTTGCGAATCATAGTTGCTGGCATTACTTTCCACGTTGACTGGTGCTTGTCGTACTCAGTCACTGAAACAGACGCCTTAATTGGCTCGGCTAAGTCTTTTCGATAGACCTCACACCACCCGCCAATCAGCTTGTCAGATGGTAAATGTACCGTTCCTTGAATTTCCTTTAGATCATCGCCATGTTGAACGATGATCCCCGCCTTGAACCCGTCGTAATTCGGATTAGCATTGGCTCGTTTCATAAAGGCTTCTTTACCAGTGATGATCTGAGCTGGCTTACCTCGGAATTTAACAATATAGGCTTCTTTCAAAAATGGATTGAGATGCTGATATTTGCAAAGATTCAAGAACATGACTACTTCTTTTTGAGTAATCTGTTCGTTACCCGATGTAAGAAACTGGGTAATCATGCTTGGCGTTAATTTTATGTCCTCACCGTTTGCTTGGTATTGGACTTCAACTTCAGTATTTTCAGATGGCATTTGAATCGTCCTTTCTTTCTGCACCCATTAAACGAGCAGCTACATAATCTCCAGAATTTTCAATGACTGTGCTTACGATGTTTCTAAGCTCCTGTGGTGTACGTAATGCAACGTAGTTATCAAGTGCCCCATCTTCCAACTCATCTGGTGTAATGTCGAAATCTGGGAACGTAAGTCGCACTTCGGGATTAATGGCTTCTTCTTCCATAAACTGATTCAATTCTGGATGATTCCGATTTACTAAACTAATTTGAGCATCCATTGCAAAAGCCCCCGTTTCGGTTTATGATATTGACATAAGATATTTTTGAAATAGTTTGTTTCGACGTTTAACGGGTGCCACCGTTGAGCGTCTTTTTTTGCGTGTTTAAACATGTTTCCGCTCCTTCCGATCAAATAGATAGTTGCCAGCTTTGACGACTCCAAACGCGATCCAGAACAACGCTAGCCAGTTGATTAAGACTTGATCGCCAGTTACAAGCACGAGGCTGGTCACAGCTCCAAGAATCATATATAGCCACTTCATGCTGATTTCTTCCCTTCTTTAGCCGCTCCATCTGCGTGTTTATAAATGTCAGGAAAATGGTGGCTCAAGAACGTTGCCATTTCCTTAGCATTGAACGAATACTGCTGCTTACTACCAGCTACCGGAATAAATGCTGGACCACCATTCTCAAAGCTTAGTTCGTCATTGAACGGTCCGAGAATGTTATCTTTCACCCACTTACGCTCATGCCCAACACGAGCTATCAAGTCTGCCATCGTCCAATACTGACCTTCTAACGATGTCCGTTTCTTGTAATCCTCCAATCCCTCAATATAGGACTTATCAACGATCACCTGATCCTCAGGAACGTTTATTGTAACTGTCGCCTTGATTTGCGTTGCCATTTTTCTCACCTCACTTGATTAATCCATTTTGCCGCCATAACTTCTCTCGTTCGTTTTCAATATTGCACAAAGAGTAGTTATAATCCCGGCAGATTATGATTGTTGCATTCAGCCCTACAAAAACTGCGTCTAGAAGCTGTTTGACAGCTTCTTGTGGATCATTCCCATCGGTCCTTGAATCAGCTGGTCCTTGAAATTCGTCTAGCGAATTAACTAGGGCATCGACTGCTTGTTTCAATTCAACGATTGATCGACTTGCGTACGAAAGTGATATTCCGTACAGTTTCGGGCCATTTGCAACTGGTGGAATAAATTTAGAAATTCCATGTGCAAGGTCAAGTGCCAGAAACTCGTTATCCTCTGGCAGAGCCTTAAGTAGACGCTGAATATAGTCCAATCTGATTGGTGCAGCATCGTGTTTCCATTTGGAAACATACGTCTGAGAAACTGCCATTTTTTTAGCTAATTCTGTAGTTGTCATTCCATTTGAAAGTATGGTATCTGATAAAATCTCTCCAGCATTAGTCTTAACGTTTATTGAATTCATGTATCACACCTCCTTTTAATGGATTAAACAAGTTTATGAATGTTTACTTCGATTTTTCACATATGCGGCTACCCTATGACAGCCATAAACGGTAAATTAGAATCAAGCAAATGATTCTATAGCCATTTCGGCTACTTCATCTGCCACACGGCTACGTTCGATGGTCAGCATATTATTTAACGTGTCCGTTCCGAATCCTTCTAGAAACGACCGCTTGAGGTCCGGACGAAAGGACATCAAGTCCTCTACTAATTGTGATTTGTTCATACCTACTTCACTCCCCATTCATCTTTCATCTTTCATCTTGGCCAGCACGTTCTCATCAATATCGATAACAGAAAGATCTGCAGTTATAGTTAGTTTTGGTGGTCGTGCTGGGTTCGTCATATCAAGGTTAATTCCTGTAACGCCTCGGCCAAGTTTGTAGTCGTCAATGTAGGCATCATAGGCACCTGCACTAGGCATTTTCTGGCCTTCACAATATTCGCTCGGCTTGATAGTTAGTTTCATACGTTCACCTCCTCGCTCCTTGAAAATTGAATATCCATGTTCACTTCCTAGTGGGATAATAATTCCAAGGAGGTGAAAAATAATGTATAGACCTGAAATTGAAGCCAGAATTGAAAAGCTTCGAAAAGTTAATGGTGCTGGCACATATTCACTAGATGGCTTTAATCAAAACGATGTAAAAGACACGATGAATTATCTTCACTTGAGATACCCTAATATCTACGATTCATCCGACATTTACTACACCGGGTTAGCTGACGTCAGCATCTTGCGTTAGTCCAATCCTAATAGATGCTTAATGGTAATTGACGACGTGGCATCAAGGCTTAACTCATCTGGTACGCATTCAATGGTCACTTTTGGTTTATTGGGTGCGTCCATTTTTATATCCAACCTAGAAATGCAATGTGAAATATTTTCACCATTAATAAAAATATCTAAACTTCCAATAACTTTTTCTTCAGTTTTCTTTCTGTGATCAACAATTTTTAACTTCATGAAATCGCTCCTTTGTTTTTGATATATACTTTTCATATCCTATTTAGTTAGGAGGTGAAAAATTGACCTTCAATATTAATGGGAATGACAGCTTGGAGAATATGATTGCGAAAAAATCCCTCCAAATTGCTAAAACCAAGTTTGCTAATGCCAATCCGTCTAATCAGGGAATGTTTGAAAAACAAATTCATCAAATGAATATGAACAAAAAATTGATGAAAAACGCAGAACCCCAAAAAGACAAGAAACATTAGCGTTCAGAGAACAGCTTATTTGCAGATAAGCTGTTCTTTTGATTCGATGATGCCGCCGTTCATTCCGTTATGGTTTCTGATGTTCATACGCTCACCTCCTCGTGTTGTAACTTGAAAATTGAATATACGTGTTCACTCTCCGGTGGGATAATGATCTCAAGGAGGTGAAAACAAATGGATTTTGAATTTAGTGAAGATGAAGCACTCTTTATCTATGGTCATTTGAAAAAACGAGCGGATAAAGAAATCCCTTCATTAGAAGCCGTACACGACAACAAAAATGCTAATTTTGAAAGAAAGATGAATGGTCGAATATTCGAAGAAATTCTTTCAAAATATCCTGCATTTAAACGTCTATAAGCTCCAATCTGAAAGTTCGTAATTTATTTACGGACTTTTTCTAACTTCTGCTGAAATTCAGCCTGCTGTTGCGTGTGATTTTCAATCGTTATAGAAAAACATTGATTTTGGAATCTCACAACTTTCCATACTGATTTAGAACCAACTTTTTTATGATTGAAAACTAACCAAATTTTTAGAAACAGTTTCAT